CCGCGCAGCCGCCCGCCAGCCGCCGCAAAGCCGAACTGGCTGCCGTCGCGCCGCTGCGTCCGCAGATCGAACCCCGCAGCGCGCAGCCATACGATCGACAACGCCTCGAACCGGTGGCCTGCTTCGAACACCCGCAGCATGGCGCCGTCGAGGTCGTGACCGTCATCCGGTGGCGTATGGGTGATTTCGTAGGCGAGCCGGCGGCAGCAAGGCTCTCCCAGCCTCGAGGCACCGAGGTAATCGCGCTCGGGCTGCTCGCGCCGAGCCATCAAAAGAGCAGCATCGATCAGCGTGTTGACGCGCTGCGTCACGGATATCTCGCACGCGCCGATGCCGTACACATATCCGGACCCGTGGTTGAGATCGACGACATCCATGGCAGGCCTCAAAATGGAATGTCGTCGTTAAGTGTTTCGCGATGCATGGCGGCCTGGAAACCGTCGACACAAGCCTCGATGATGCGATCGATCTCGTTGGCCGATCGGTCATGGAACGGCGCCATCAATCCGAGCTCGGTCAGCACCTCCGCAAAATTGCGGCGTGCCGCCTTGATCGCCTGCGTTTCCAGCTCGGTCTTGTCGATCATGCCGTGGTTCCTCTTGGCGATTGCGGCGCCGGCGTTGAGGCAGCGCAGCGAGCAGAAGGCGAAGGTCGGATATCGGTCGGGGCGCAGCTGGTGCGTGTAGTAGAAGCCGCGCGCCTCTCGACTGCAGAGCGCGCAGGCTCTCAGCCCATGAGCAGCGTCGAGAGCTTCTGCGACTCGGGTTCGCCGGGTGCCTCCGCGATCCGCTGCGACGCCAGCACGATGAAGCGGCTGATGGCGTTCTGCGCCAAGGCTTCGAGCTCGGGCATGGTCAAAGAGCGGATTGGCTGATGCAGCCGTCCTCTTCCTTCGAGCCATTCGCCGATCGCCTTGGCCGCTTCATGCGCAACGTGCGCCTGCCATTCGTCGTCGGTCATGGTTCAGCCGTTGAGCCATGCCGGGCCTGGCTGCTTTGCCGCCGGCGCGCCAGCGCCGGACGCCGGTTGCGACCAGGCGGGTGCACTGGGTGCCTGCGATGACCGTGGTGCAGCCGGGGGCTGGCCGCCTGGGGCTGCGCCTTGCGTCCAAGCGGGCTGCGCGGCCGCGGCCTTGCTGCCGGCGCCGCGCGAGCGGCTCGGGCTCGCCGGCACGTCCTTGCCATCCATAACGAGCTTCCATTCCTTCTCGTTCGGCAACACCACGCGGTCGAGACGGTTCTGATCGCTGTAGCGGGCGTCCTCGCTCGCCTCGACCTTGATCTTGGCGACGAAGGTGATGCCGTTGAGGTCGGCAAGACCGCGCAGGATGCGCTTCTGCTTGGCTACCTCGCTCATGTCCTGCGGGTCGAGGCCGAGCGCGCTGTCGATCATGGCGCGGAAGGTGCTTTTCGAGATCTTCCAGGCGATCGAGACGCCGTTCTCGTCAACCTTTCCGCCCTGCACGGTGAACATCTGCCAAAACTTGCGCTTGGCATGCGGTCCCTCCGCCACGGTGAATTCGCAGTCGAGCATGCGCACGTCGCTTGACGGATCCTTGGGCGCCTTGAGCAGCGCTTGGTCGATCTCGCTCTGGCCGTCGACTCCGCCTGGGCGGATGCTCATGGTGACCTTGGCGAAGGTGCCATCGGGAATGAGTTCGCCGCTCTTCTGCGGCTCGGCATCGTTCATGTCGAACATGATGGTCATCCTTTGCTGGGCTGGTTGATCTTGCGGATGAGCGCGCTCAGGTCCGGCGGCTCGGTGAGGTCGAGGCGGCCGGAACGATCCTTGCCCGGCAGGCCGAAGGGGTTGGCCGCCTGGCAGACGAAGCGGCGCACCTCGCCGCGCTCGGGCTCGTGGCGCCACGCGTCGCCATCTGCGGTGAACCGGCTCATGGAGATCACTTGGTCGACGATGCCGGGGAGCTCGCGGGCGGCCTTGCCGCCTTCCATCTGCGGCTGCCAGGTGACGCGATTGAACTCATCGGTGATGCGCTCCAGGATGCCGACGAAGATGACGGTGCGGCCGGGCGCATGCTGCAGGTGCTTCAGGAGCCCGATGGTTTCCCGTGCCAAGAGGCCGTAGGCGCCGCGGGTGTCGGGTTTGCCGGTCCGCTCGGATTGCGCCTCGGGCCGCGTCTTCGCCCACACCATGGCGAGCCGCGTCAGATCGGTGATCGAGTCCACGAAGATGATGCGCTTGCCGGCAATCATCCGGACCAGGTCGGGATAGGTGTCGACCAGGTGCCGGTAATGGCTCTCGCAGAAGAACGTCTTCTCGTCGGCCGCCGGATTGACGCCGCCGATCAGGCAGCCGATGTCGAGCGCATCGGCGAAGCTGCGCACCGGAATGCTGTCGCCCGGCCAGTCCTGGACCGACTTCATGCCGGCCTCCAGATCGATGCAGAGCGTATCCGCCGGCGGCAGGGTCTTGAGCAGCGAGGTCTTGCCGACCCCCGAGGGCCCGAAGATCGCCATCGTGGTCTTGGCATGAGCTTCGGCGAGCCGCTGATCGGCGGTAATGATGCGCAGCGCCATCAGCAGCCTCCTCCGGAGATCGCATCGACCGCGCGGTCGGAACCAAGCGCACCGGCCTGGCGAGCCATGTTGTAGAGCTTGCGCAGCGCATGCAGCCGGTCGCCAACGGCGTTGAATTCCGCCTCCGCCCCGAGCATCGCGAACGCGATGTCGTCGAGCGTAGCGTCCTGGATCGCCTTGACGGCGGCCGGCCGCTGTCGGGCTTCGAGCGCCGGGATGGATACGGTGTCGGGCAGTGCTTCGAGCCAGATATGGCGCTTGCGCAGCGCGGCCACTGCAACTGACGTGGTCATTGGGCGACCTCTTCGTTGGTGCTGAGGTGAAATCTCGGCTTGGCTTGGTTGCGGCCCATCACGCGACCTCCGCCAAGAGCAGCGATGAGAGCGAGGCCGAGGCCTGTTTCGGCTTCGAGCGCGCGATGGCGAGATAGCTGTAGTCGTCGGCGCCGTGGCGGCGCTGAACGAGATGGATCAGCTTCTGCTCGCTCGCCCACCAGGCGCGGCGCGCGACGCGCATGAGTTCGGCGCGCTCGCGCTCGGTCAGGCGCTTGGCTTGCGAGAACGTGTCCAGAGCGAGAAAGCCGCGGTAGTACTCCAGCGCCTCGCCGGGCGCGGCTTGGCCGATCCAGCCGCACAGCTCTGTCTCGGTGAGGCGGAGCTTGTGCGGAGGGAATTGGACAACGGTGATCATGTCGGTCTGTCGGTCGCTCATCAGATGAGCTGCTCTCTTGAGTCGAGCCGCCTGCTGCTGTCGCATTCCGGATAACTCGATCGGCATCGGGCTCAAATTCGAACGTTTTCGCGGCGCTTCTCTCAGCGAAGTCGTGCGCGTTGGAGCGAGAAAGAAGTTATTGCTGCGTGGGAGCGCGAAGCGGCGCGTGCTCATTCGGACTCTTGCTGGGGATTGCCTTGCCCTCTCGGGCCCGTTCCGACTCGAACGCTTCGATGTCCTCGAGGCGATAGACGACGCGGCCGACGATCTTCAGGTAGCGCGGGCCGAGGCCCAGCCAGCGCCAGCGCTCAAGCGTGCGCGGACTGATGCTCCATCGACGCGACAGCTCGATCTGGTTCAGATGTTTCGTAGTCACGAGCGGTTCCTCCAACTGAATCGCAGTCACGCGATGCAGAGTGAGGCCGTGCGCCGGGGGAAATCGGGACCCGCCGAGGGGGATTGCGTGGGGGATTGGAGTTGAGACGGACCTATAAGCGGTCGATCAGCGCCGACGCCGGATGCGACCGATGGAATTCAGTTGTTTCCGCCGGTGTCCAAACAGAAACCGCACATCCCATCGCGCTCGGTGAGCAGTCGATTCCAGGCCGGGCTCTTCTTGAAGAAATCGCGGATGCGGGCGTTGGCACGAAGATCAAGCGTTGCCACGATCTCGTCCGTGGAGGTCCATCGATGACCTTGCTGATAGCGCTTGTGGATATGGCAGATGATTTGGCGCTGTTTCACGCCTTTGGGAAACCGGAACGTCTCCCCGAAGAACCGAACCTCCTTGCCGTCGCCGATCAACACGATCGGGTCGCCGGTGTCCACGACCTGTAATCGATCAAGCCGCGCCGCGATGACGACGGAATCCAGGGCCAACCCCTCGCCGATGACATCATGGATCGAAATCAACACATGGCCCGCGGGCGCCTCAGGGAGCCGGTCGGAGCGGGTGCTCGTCAGGATCACACGCCGCTGTTCAGATGGCCGAGTTTCCAAAGAACGTCGGACAGACTGCCAAGTCCCGACGTCATGCAGACGACGGCCAAACATGATCGGGGTCTGATGCGTCCGCTGCCCGAAGCGGGTCTTGCCGATTTCCCACAGGTGGTCACCAATTAGGGCCACCGGGGTCGTCCGCGGCGAGAAGTGCATCTTGGCGGTCAACGCTGCCATCACACCGGCAACGTCAACGCTGTAACTCGCGATATCGGCATGCGGCACGCTGATCCAGCCGGCCGTCGGACTGAAATATCCAAAGCCTCGATGGTCGGCGGACCACGTCAGCATCACCGGGACATCGTCGTGGTCGGTCAGCGCCGTTCCGACCGCCTCATGCCCATCCGGCTTGATCAATGCGGCGGCTATCAGCTGAGCCCCGACCTGCGCGGGAAAGCTCTGCAGGGCGGCGGCAGACAATGCCGGGCGTGGCGCTTCGAGCGCGGAAAGAAGAACTTCGATCGCCTGACGATCGAGTGCTGGCGTCGCCTTAGACATCCTTCACGATGTACCAGCGGCGCAAGTATTTCTCGCCAATCATGCGCTCGCGCTCGGTGCGGTCTTTCAGATCACAGCCGTGCGGCATGGTCACGGTGAGTGGCAATGTGCGCCCCCGGCGGGATCCCGGCTCCGGTTGAAACCTGATCGTAAGCTTGGCCTGCGTGATGATCCAGCCGCCGAGCAGCGGATCGGTGCTGCCAAAGTGATCTGCTGCCATCTGCCAGATGGTTTGCGATGCCTGGCGGGTGCATTCGAGCGTAACGCGCTCCCCCACCGTGTCCATGGGCATAAGCCGCAGGTAGTTCACGCGCACCGACTCAACGCCATCTTCCGGATCAGTCGGGAAATCATAAGGCCGCAGCAGGATGCCGAGGTCGTACCTCCGCCAGGGCAGCCGCTCCTGCTTGAATTCGCTTCCGAGCAACTCGCGCGCGAACAGGCGGACGAAGTCCTCGCGGCTCTCGCGATCGTTGGCCACAACCTCAATGACGCCGGTGGCGGGCTCATAGGTCAGGGCCGCTTCGTAAACCGGCCGCCGCGGCCGCCGATCGAGCGTGCCGTTGACGAACTCGAGGAAGTCATCGAGCCGGCCATCCCGATAAACCGTTGCCTGGATGAGCTCACAGTCGTCTCCATCGAAGGTC